TCAATCAAAGTTACGTATTATTAGTTCGTGTGCCTCAAGATTGTTGTTTTTCCCGGTAGTATATCTCAATTTTACTGGCATTATTTGAAATCCTTTAAAAACCCTTCTGATCTCAGAATCATCATTGATAGTAAGAAGGAACTTTGTCTTAACTTGGTCAAGGACTGATTTCATATATTGAAAATCATCAAGTCCTTTGAAATTATGTTTATAAACCGGCTTTTTATAATAAGGTGGGTCGAGAAATAATAATGTGTCCGGACGGTCATATCGTTGTACAAACTCATCCCAGGGAAGGTTTTCTATAGTAACCCTGGCAAGTCTCAAATGAACCTCAGATAATTCTTCTTCGAGACGTAAAAGATTGATTCTGGGTGGGCGATCTGGTGCGACACCAAAGGTCCTCCCGAAGACTTTCCCGCCAAAGCACAATCTCTGTAAATAATAATATCGGGCAGCTTTCTGGATGTCAGTCAATCCCCTACCATCGAGTTGATCTTTCCAATCTTCAAACCATTCTCTTGAGGATAATAGCCATTTAAACTGTTTAAGGAATTCCTCAAGGTGGTTTTGCAATACCCTGTAAAAAGCGACAAGGTCGCTGTCGAGATCATTGACTATTTCATATGCTGATGGCTCCTTACGAAAAAAAACCCAGAGCCCCCCAGCAAATACTTCACAATAAGACCGATGTGAGGGAATAAGTGAAATAATTTTTTTAGAAAGCTGAGATTTCCCACCAATATAAGCGAGCGGACTATTCATTTTAATGCCTCCGGTATTTTATTCCGATTATTATATAGAGTAGCAGTTAATCTGTGATCCACGCGCTCGCTGTTTCGTGGATCGTCAGGGGTGCGGGAACACCCCTGACTGCTCGCATCTCGATAACTATGTCAATAGAGCTGGTTTTGGAAAGCGCTCTTTAATCTCAGCAACTTTCGCGAGCCACTCTTCTTTTGTGGCTTCATCTCGTTGCCAGTCAAAAAAGAGACCGTCGCTCTCATTGATGTAGGCTGTTTTCCTGTTCTGATGGCAGTCATTCAATTTTATATTATACGCCTGCTCGGCGGATATTTCACCGTCTTGAACCTGTTCATCGAGAGTTTTAAGGCGAAGCATAAGCCCATCGGGATATTGGTCGCTGACATCGACAGTCTCGATCTTCATGCCTGCGGGACATTTTTCAATACCGTCACGAATAAGCTCGAAAATTGATTTTTTGACAATCGTACCATCAACGATTTTTTCATCATTCCCGACAACAATGATCTCGTCGTCTATGCGATCCTGTAAAGGACGGAGTTGATGGTTTTCGTCATAAGACCGAATATCCTCACCTTGTTGTATGGCTGTATCAGACGGTATTTCTGTAATAGAATCGAAATCATCAATTGATTCTGCTTTTAGGCTTGCTTTTATGCCATCAACACCTTGAGTTGTTTCATAAACTCTTATAATTTTATTATTCTTGATTACACAGTAACTTTGAAGTTTCATGATGCCTCCTTATGCAGTCCTTTTCCAAACTTTAATTAGTCTGTTTCTTGGTTCAGTTATTGAGCCAATCCGCGGTGTACCATTTGATCCATCAGAAAGCGGATTTCCAGTATATCCTGCATACAGGCCAACCGAACCAGCACCGACAGAACAATAGGCTTCATTTCCAGTAATTCCTACAGCGCCCCCTCCCTCTGAATAACTATATACATTTTGTGTTCCTGAATTGTATGGAACCTGTGGGCCAGCGATATGTCTATGCCCCTGTACTTGATCTGCACTTAATCCATTTGATCGAGACTGTCCATCAGTACCTCTTGTTTTGAAGAAAATGTTTTCCGTCGACCACTGTTCAGCCCAGGTGCCGCCAAACAGGGTTGCGGGTCTCTTGCTGGTCGGGAATGCCGTCGCGTCATCATTACTGTTGGCATCCGGAAATTGAATATAGAACGAACCGACCGGGTAGGCAATTGCTTTAATTTCATCGTCGTGCTGTGAATCATGATTTGCGATTTGGTTATCGACATACGCCTTCCTGACCGCTTCATTGTCTGCTGTCGGACCGCTTGCTGGAAGTACCGGAATGCTGCTGAACGTCTTAACGCCTGCAATCGTCTGTGCCGTGGTCAGGCGAACGAATCGATCATCATGATGGGAGTCATGATCAGGAAGGTTCAATTCAGACATCTTGGATATATTTCTCAAATCAGTTGAAACGGTAACAGTCGAACCGGACCGTGAGACCAGATAAAGCGCAACCTCTCGGTCTGTGACTGACTGGGATTCCGGAATATATGCGATCTCGGCTGAATGACTGCGACGTATTTTTTGCTCTCCGGCTCCATCCGGTAAATAATTAGTATAAACCCAGAGATGCCGAACGACCAGCTTGACGGTTTGACCGTCTGGAATTAAAAAAGCAGATGTCGCGTTTTTCTGAATTCGCCGCCCGTCACCGTCTCGTGCAATACCGGCGGATACATCGACACATCCCGCTGTTGCTGAAGCTGTGACGACAAACCCGGAAATCACCCCGCGTGAAAAAAAATCCGTCTCCCGGTCAATTATCTCTGCGCCGACATCTTCTTCTGCGTTCGAAAAATCTTCCTGGTAAAACGGGATGCCATTCTCGGGATAATTGACTCCGGCTATTCCTTTATAATCCTGATCGTAGTTTTGCACGTTTTACCTCCTACCATTGCCACAGCCCCAAGGGCCGATTCTCATAGATGAATGCTTCGTTGTTAGGGTTGAACTCATCAATGACCTTTTTGATATAATCACGATCAATCTCCTGGCCTGTTAAATCAGGTAATAAAACACTATACGAAAAGCGTAAATAATTACTGCTGACAATTTTCCCGACACCGATCGGCGTGACTCCGATGGTGAATACATTAGTCATCAGTTTCGTTTTTGTAATTACTGCATCACAATCACAGTATATAGAAAAGATGCTTTTAATGAGGGCGGTCGAAGGCGGCAGGCTCAATAACCTTCTTTTCAGTTGAATCCTTTTTCTGAAAGTCTCTACCGTTTCCCCCGGCTTGGGGTATAGCCTGTATCCACGGCCCGCTTTTTTAAGCGATGCATAATTGCAGTGCTCAAGGAATATCTGGCTGTAGACATAGTTCGATATATCAATGAGTGTCCCGGAAAAATAGGTAACCAGCGATTTGATAAAGCGATACCAGATCGACGTTGACCCGGTTTTCCTGAAAGTAATCCGGATATTCCTCCACACCTGATCATCGAAATTAAGAGAGTATCTATTCAGCATAAGCAACCTTGGTCCATGTTATCGTGCCCTTAACCGGATATTCATACTCACCGACCGCAAATCCCGAATGAGAAGTAATATCAACGGATTTTATCCCGCCGACATTTTCAATGATTGTAGTGTCGATCTGGTCTGAAATAATGTCCTCCCCTCGTTCGAGTTGTTCGAAATAAAGGGCGATGGCATCATTCAGGTCCTCATCAGTCGGTTCGTCCCCTGAATAGTATACAGTAATCGACGCGTCCCAAATCTTTGTCGACATTGTGAAAACGATAACCGTATATGCGCCTGCCGGGTCCATGTCGTCGTCGTTGAAATGCGCCTGAACTTCCGAGATCTGCTCTGAAGTCGGGATTCCCGAAGGTGTTAGAAACGCGATCCCGATTGTGCCTCGTCCATCATAACGCGGCACGGCGATCGCTTCGGTCACAAATGAAAAGTTTTGCGTTTCAGAAACGAACCATGACAGCATCCCCCGATAAATCGCATTATCACGAGTGACGCATCGTTCGCGGACTTCGCTGATGGTCTCCTCATCGCGCCCGTATGCCGTCTGTGCCGGATTGTACACAACGTCAATACCGGGGATATCCGTGATGAATTTGGTTATTGAATCAGCCGGGACATTGCAGTCTGCTCCTTCAGCGATCGATTCAATAGATATTTCAACAGTATAAAAACCTTTCGAATCGGCAGGGGTTGCGGCATTGATTGATCCGGCGTTTAACAGAATGAATTGCTTGATGTCATCCGAGTTATCGCCTTCAGTTGAAACAATCGCGAGGGCCGGAATCGGGATGGCTGCCGTTGGTTGCGACTGTGAGCCGATACGGACCGTACCCGAAGACTTGTGCGCCTGTTTCCATGATTCAAGACCGCGATCAGCCAGGTGGGAGATCAAAGCTTCCCGGTCAGCTGAATAGATAAAAATGTTATTGTAAATAGACAGCATCAGGGTGAAAATAAAATCAACGATCACCCTTGCAAGCGAGCCCATGATCGCCCGTATTTTCCCGACGACATTGAGATTCACTTTCATGACTTTTTTCAGCACATCGTCATCATTGATGTTTTGAAGCAGGGATTCTTGAACCTCGTCCTGTGTATAGGTAATTTTCATAACCGTACCTCGCTGGATATCGGGACGACCAAGTTTTCTTTAACCTGGCCTGAAATTGTCGTGAACGATATTACGACCGATCCTTCCGCTCCCGGTGTTGCCGTGACTTGTACCGACCCGGCTTTTACCCGCGGGTCACGATACAAAACTGCCTTGACCTCCTGCGCCATTTCTATGGCCGCAAGCTGATCGTCGGCATCACAGTTGGTGAACTGCATGAGACGATTGCCCCGGCCCGGATTCGATGGATCGTCCCCATAGGGGAAAGATAATTCCTCGATAATGTCCTGCACCACGCAGTCGACGCCGCTGACGGTGCTGAAATCGCCGCTGCCCACGGCGATCACCGCGTCGAGATCGTCATTGATCAGAATATCGTCTCCCAGAAAATCAGCCATCATGACACCTTGTTCGTTTCTGATAATGTCGCGTCATCGAACGAAGGGAGCTCCACCCCGCCAAGAGGGGATATGCCTCCGCTATCGGATGTGCCGCCTGTTCCCGCTACGCCGGTTGCCCCCCACTGGACGATCGCATTCAACGCCTGGTCGACTTTTTTTGCCCAGGTTTTCATCTTATCGCCAAGAAGGGCCGGTTCCGCACTGTCGCTTTTTCCCTGTACAATCCCGTTTGAATCGATCGTCAGAACTGAAGCATCCGCTCCGTCGATCTTGAATTCGATTGATGTTTTCACGTTAAAAATTATCTTTTCAATTTTTGAATACTGGATCACCACAGCCTGCTCGTTTTTATTTCCAGGAAACGCGATCACCACGATCGAGTCTTTTTCCGGGACCAGAATTACCCCCAGGCCGCCGACGGTGGATGCGCGAAGATATGCGTCGTAAACCGGCGCAGCTGATTCGCTTTCGTCCTCGACCTTGATTGCGGTGATCATATAATTCGTTTCATCAACCGACTGGACCTTGCAGCGTACCGGAAAATAGTAATTTTGACCGGCGGCCGCGGCCCGTTGGATTTCTTTTATCAAATTTTCCGATCCTGGAATCATGCGACCTTCTTCCCGAGAGTTATCTCCTGGCGATACCCCCCGCCGCCGTATTTCTTGGTCAGTTTATCAACCTGGTAATTACCGTTTTTCTGCGGGAACCGCTCATCCTCGACTTTTATCACTGATGAATGATGCACCGAAGGGTATCCGAATGTAGTAAAATCTCCGGTAAAACCCATGTATGATATTTCATCATAGATTTCCTTCGCACGCTCGATCGCAGTGTCTTTCCCGAGATTGTCCAGGTATACGGTCAGGGTCTTCTTCCCTGATCCGGCGACACCCTTGAATATTTTTCCTGAACCATCAGTCTGTTCGGAAATCACCACGACCCGGTCATAATCGCAGTCGGTCCTGAACGTCAGTCTCTCGTCTATGATATTCAGCCCATATTTGAATACCGGGATTTTTGAACCCATGTCGGCGAAAGGTTTATTGAAAATCAAATATTTCCCCAGCATGTGAGCATCGAATCCGCATCTCTTCGCCAGGTCCTGGACGATGAAACGCTTTGAAACGTTCTGATATGGCTTGTAGGTGATGAAAATTCCCTGCTGGACTCTGGATGTGTCTATTGAAGTTCCCTGGCAGAGCTGTTTCACAATGTCCCCTGCGTACATTTTTTTGTATGTTGTTGAAACAATATCGCGGAGATAATAGAAATAGTCCTCAGCCTTGACGGTCAGCGGCTGGGTGGGGGTCACTTCGCTGACAACGCCATGGAACTCGTCTTGCAAACCGTATTGTCGGTACCCGGCGCGGAAAATCACCACGTCGCCCTGTTTGACATCCGAAGGTTGCAGCTTTCGGTATTTCGGCAGGTCGATGGTGCAAATATCGGAAATCGATTCACGGGTCGATTCGATGACCACATCGTTTACGCCGGGAAAAATTTTATTCCCGATCTTAAGATAATGCTCAAGCACCAACACGGCGTCGTAGCTCCTCTGCCTGCTTCAGGTCTTTTTTTGTTACCAGCGCGGGGATCACGCAGGTCTCACCCTCGACCAGGTGTTTCCAGTCGTTTTCGATCGCGATGTTGATCCAGTGACTTTCGGTGCCCCAGTAATATTTTGAAAGGGACTGCCATGTATCTCCCGATACGATCGTATGAGATATCGGTTCGGTGTTCAGATCGAGAATCCTGATCGTGACCCCGGCCGGAACCAGCGGTATGACATTTTGATAGTCCGCTCCCAGTGCCTCGCGGTTGTAGTCGTAGATGATTTTCCACAGCCACCAGTGCCAGTAGAATTTACAGGTGATTTTATAAAGGGTGTCCTGCGCGGTGGTGGTGTAGGTGTGGATAACCGAACAGTACATTATATAACCTCGAAATCATATTCTTTGTCGGACACGAACCGCAGGGTCAATCTTTCGGTGCTGGGCATCCCTTCGGTCTCGGGATGATCGAACGATTCAAACACGACTCGGTCGATTCCGTATTCGGCGGTCTTCGGACACAGGATCACGAGTGATTCTTCGATCTTCCAGATTTTAATGACAGCCTCGAGCTGCGCGAGGACGTCGCTACGTGTCGCTCCCTCGATGATGACGTTGACCATGATGACGTAATCATCAAATCCCAGGAATTCTTTCACGGTCCCGTCGAGTCCGGGGACCGTGGTCTTGACGATGTTCTTCCCGCCGCGAACGTCGACCAGCGGCTCGATAGGGAATACAAAACCGTTGATAGCGAGCGGGGAAACCGCTGGCTGGGGGATGATGCCGCCGCTAACCATTGCCATACCTCAAAAGTTCGTTATGTATCGCCCGCGCCATGACCCTGGCGAGATCATCGATCGTCCCTGTTTTTGTCTGGCCTCCCATGGTAAGTGTCCCGATAAGGTTTGCGACGCTGATGGTGAGCCCTCCGCGCTGGGGTCCTCCGGCTACGGGACCATTCCCCTGGCCAGAAAGAGTGTTCATGGTGTTTTTCATATATGGAGTGACCGCCGGTGTTCGGCGCGCCTCCTGTTCGATGCCGGTATTGAATGTCGTTATAAGCGCACGACCTGAATATGACAGCTTGCTGAATGGGCCTTCCTGGGCATCTGAATGCGGGAGTTTTTTCCCGATCCCATCGCCCATGAGTTTATCGAATGCCGAGGCCAGCCAGGGGGCCTTTTCTTTTATCCCCTCAAAAAAGGTCGAGATCAGTTTCGCGCCGAAGTTTTTAAATTTCGACCAGGCATTTCCGAATATATTGCTTATCCAGTTCCAGAACCCGGTAAAAAATGTTTTTACCGCAGTCCAATGTTTTATCAACATATATGCGCCAGCACCGAGAGCTGCAACACCAACAACAATCCACCCGATTGGACTGGCAATAAATGCGGCATTCCAAAGCCATTGAGCAGCTGCTGCGATTTTTGAGGCACCCGCTGATGCAAGCACTGCAACTTGATGTGCCCCCAATGCGATGGTGTATTTAGCAACACCCGCAGCAAGAGACCCCCAGGCCGTTGTCGAGAGTGCTGCGTTATGAACCCAGTGCGCTGCTGCTGAAAGTTTTGTAGCCGTTGCTGAAGCTATCAATGCAATGCGTTGTCTTATAAGTGAGAGGGCGCTTACATTTGTTGCATTGCCAGCGGCAACCTGAGAAAGAGTATACAATCCATTGATTGCTTTAAGTGTCATCAAACCACCACCTACAAAAACGACTGCTGAACCAACTGCAAACAACACTCCAACCCATTTAGTAAGTTTTGGGTGGGACATGGCAAATTCATTGATGAGACTGATCCCTGATTTTAAAATATCAAAAAAAGGCATAAGTCCTTCACCCATTCCGCCGCCGAAAGTCGATTTTAAATTGTCCCATGAATTTCCCAGGTTAACCAGTTGTGTATCAAGGTTCGCGAGGTTGGCGGCTGCCATCTTTTCCAGGAATTCAGACCCCTTGGCGTTTCTGAGCGCATCGATGTTCGTTCGCAGTTTCCCCGATTTGTCCCAGAGGTTGTCGATGAGCTTCATGGCCTCTTCGCTGCCGAAAGCTTTCACCAGATCGAGTTTTTCAGAAGCGGTCAGAACGTCTCCGAATTTTCCTCGAAGGCGATCAAGAATATCAGCGACAGGTAAAAGCTGGCCCTGCTGGTTGTGAAAGGAAAGCCTGAGCTTCTGAGAGGCTTCTGTCGCTTTACCGATAAACGCCCTGAAACCGGTCCCGGCTTCTCCGGCCTGCATGACGTTCTGCAGTGATCCGAGAACATTGAACTGCTCCGCCATGTCGTATCCGGCAGCGGCAGCAGCGCCTGAAATGCTTTCGATCGCCTGCTGCATTTTCGATCCTTCAGTCTTGTACATCTTCACCGCGAAGGACAATGAATTCCCGATAAGGACTCCGAAGTTACTGTCGCTCATTCCCTCATAAAATTTTTTATTCTGGTTGTAAATCGTTCCGAAAAGAGATGCAAACTGTTTGGTCGATCCTTTTGTCGCGACCGCCGTTTGCGCCACGGTCTCGGTGAACTTCCCGATTTCGGCGTCATTGATCGTCTCGATTCCCGATTTAATGTCATAAGCCGCATCGAGAAACTCGTTACGGGCCACGCCGAAGGTTTCGCTCGACTTGACCGCCGATTTTGTGATAGACGCGATAGCCGAATCGCCAAGGTCAAGCGACCGAAGATTGGCCTGCATTTTCGACGTTTCCCGGTTCGCATCAAGGAGGGTCTTGGTAAAATACGTCATCCCGGCCCCGGCCGCCATCATGCCACCGCCGATTTTCAACGATTTCATGCTGTTCTCGAACTTTTTCATGCCGCCGTCAAGTTCACCGAACTTTGACTTCAGCTTTTCTGCGTTCGAAGTGATACGGTCAAAAGGCGCGGTGATCGCGTCTTTGAGCGTCAGGGCGGTCCCAAGTTTGTATACTGCGTCCAATCACTTCCCTCCGAATAGTGCCGCGATGAGCTCGGCAATTTTCTGCATCTCGCGATGTTCGAGATACACCGCGTCGACCCTGAGCCTGACCTGGTCTTCGAAGGAGAGGTTGTCGTAATCAACCAGCGGGAAATATTTCCTCGCCAGCGCGATCTCCCCGGCCCCCAGGTCAAGCTCGTTGCGCCGCTCGCTTACAACTTTTTTGCCGTCGTGTCCTGCGCCGCACCATATTCTTTAATCAGCCGATCAGAGATAGGAACGACGATCCCGGCCTTCTCCTCAAGAATTCCGTTGAACACATCAAGCTTCGGATACAGGAGACAGGACAGCACCAGCTGCCTGTTCTTATCCATGTTGTCCGCGAGTCGATTTGCCACCTTCACGTCATCCTGGTTCGGAACCTTGCAGATGATGTCGATCGGGTCATCGGCGAGAGAGACCAGTATGACGTTTTTATGGTCCTCTTTCCACCTCGCGATCTGATCGGCCATTTCGAGAAGTTGATCCGGTGAAATACGATGATTTTCCATGTCCTTACACTCCTATTGGGGTTTCGACCGGCATGACCAGGTTCTCGAAGTCGATGTCCCTGGTGAACTTCGTGTCGTCCTGTTTCTTTTTCATGCCGACCTTTTTGATCTTTACCGCGGGGTATTTCGTTTTAATTTTTTCCCCGTTTTTCTTTTCGAGCAGTCCCACGATCGGGAACGGCGGCAGGTCGGTCAGGTCATTCAGCCCCGCGTCGACGGCGGCCTTCTGTAATACAGCGTATTCCTCTTCGGTGATGGTCAGCTTACCCGAAGATTTTTTATTGCCGGTCCCGAATCCGATCGGCGTGTCGCCCTTGCCATATACTGACTCGACCTTTTTTTCGATATCGCAATCAATTGAATCGATACCGATAAGGGTCCGTCCATTGACCGTGGCGGTGTAATCCTTCCAGGAATAAACTTGATTTTCTCCGCTCATCTCATCCTCCTCCTCTTATGATTCTCTGGTATAGCCGACGTCGACCGTGATCGTCTCCATGGTGCCTTTCGGCTGGATGTCGATCGATCCGGTCACGGCTTTCGTCGAGGCATTGAAAGTCAGCCGCGTCGTGTGTCCCTTGATTTCCTTTTTCGCCGGGTCCTCCATCGCCTGGGAAATCGCGAGATCGATTTCGGCGATGAGCGAATCGACGCCGCTGTCGGAGCCTTCGGCGTCGGCGTTGACGAACGGCATGATCTTCGAATACGCCAGGCGTCGCACCTTGTCTGCAGGGCGCAGATCATGGATGGTCTGGTAATCCGACGTGCTCGGTCCCATCAGGTGGTCCTTCTTGATGTAAATGCCGTCCCAGTTCGGGTATTGCACCGCAAGGATCACGTTCGCGCCGTCAAGATCATTGATGAAGTCCTGGATTTCGGTCCAGTGACGTATCTCTTTCCCGGTCAGCGATTTGAACGCGTTGACCCATCCTGGATGGATGTTCGTCCTGCAGCGGGAAAGGTTCGCGCACAGTAAAATCGCAGCGCTCCGGTAAACGGAGTCGTCGCCGTACCTGATATACCCGCCGACGACTGAAATGCGTTTTTCCTGGAAGAGCCTGTATTCATCGAGCATCGTCTGAAGATAGGCGTCGACGTCGCCCGAAGCATACGCGGGATATTCCAGGATGAAGTTCACAAATATTCTCGCGGTTTCGAAATCGGCCAGCGTTGATTTCACCGACTCCCAGAATGTCCGCGCGAAACCGCCCACGATATGAATAAACGTGTACGCGCAGGATGCCGGATTGTATGCGGCGCGCACGGCGTCAATAGCGTCGATGAAGTCCGCCGCAGCCGCGTTCGGTGCCGTTGTGGCGAAGGTGTATTCCTCGCCGGCGGCGAAGGTCCCGGTGCCGAAGGAGATGGTAACCCCATCGGTAAGCACGATCGAAGACCCCTGTGCGGGAGTGGTGTATATCGACGACCAGGTGACGCCGCCGTCGTTTGAATAGCGATAGGTCGCCGTTTCAGCGGCCCCGCCAGCGACGATCTGGACCTTGAAGCTCCTCGCGCCGGTTGGCGTTCCAGTCGGGGTCAACAAGGGGCCGGTCCCCGATTGGGTGACCGATCCGATCGATCCGGCGAGACTGTTGGTGGGCCGCATGGCGAAAAGGGCCTTTCCGCCTTCTTCAAAATGCCTGGTAAGGCTGTCAACCAGGGCTCCGGCCCCGAACCGCGCGATCGTTTCACGTCTGCTGGCGATCGCGTAGACCGTGTTCGCGCTGCCGCCCTCTGCGACACCGATTTTAACGTGCAGCCCGTCGGCGAACTCATCGCCCTGTCCCAGCCGCCCGTCGGCAAGATTAACCGTTACTGGACTGTCCATGCTTGTTCCTCCTTATGCTTATTGCGGCACTGCGCCGGTGAATTTTTTCAAGGCGGCGACAAAATCGGCTTCCCTGACGGTCCCGTCGGCCTTAACATTCATGGCCGCGCGCACACCGGCGGCGATCGCCCGTGAAAGGCCGTATGCTTTGACAAGCCCCTCAAAGGTGATCTTGCCGTCCGAAGCTGTTGTAGAAACTGACGCTTCGTTTTTTTTCTCGCCGTTTCCGTTTATTACCGAAAATCCTTTGTCCTTTTCTTTGTCTGTCATGAGACTCCTCCATCGTTTATTGTAGCGCCGGTGATCCGCGGGACGGTCGTGTCCTCATCGACTCCGTCCTTGAACACCACCTGGCAAAAAGCTTTATATACATCGTCAACGACAATGTTCGTATCAATAAGCCCGAAAGGGCCGAGCTTGACCCGTATTGCCCTCGCATCTGACGCCGCGGCGAAGACGCTGTTCTCGGCGATCAGCGACATGAACTGTTTTAAAAATCCCCGATAGCTGTTGTCCTTTTCAATCAGGTCATAAATATCGGTGCTGTAAAAGTCTATCTGATACACGCCGTCGGCGTCATAGAGCCGCCTGGTCAGAACGATCTCGTCGTCATCCTTATTGAGATTGCGATCGATGAACGTTCCGTTTTCCGTCGTCTTGCCGGGACGATGACCCAGGCATGCGCAGGGGCACGACCGCTTGATCTCCGCCGGTCTGGGATACACTTCAAGAAACTTCCCGTTCAGCGGGGTCCCGGTCCCGTCGCGTCCCACGATCATTGTCTCGATGATCGTTTTCAGATAGTTGATGTGATCCATTATCACGGTTAAAGCCCCTGTAAAAAACCACCCGCAAAGCCAGGCCCCGGGGGTGGTTTTGCATAGCACCTTTAATCTGTATTACATCACATTACACTTTCGTCGCCTCTGCAACTTTCTCGGCCGAGGCTTCAACCTTATCGATGGCCGCAGTCACCGCGCGTTCAGTCTTGGTGATGACAGTGTTGATTTTACCGCTGAGAACAACGAACATCAGCACCAGGAAAAGCAGGGAGATCATTCCCAGCACCATGAAAACGACGAGCGACTGAATGAGCGGGAGAAACTCATTCGGCACCGTATTCAATGCGCCGATGGCGAGGCCGACCGTAATTGTCAGGATTATCGCGCATGCGATCATGACCCCCATCTGTAGAAACTTGTTCGAGAAAAAACCGATCACCTTGTTTTTAAGACTCATTGTATTTTCCCCTCCGTAAGGTTATCTCATCAGTGACTGGAACATTGTTGCCAGGCCCTGTTGAAGTTCATTCAGATATTCATCGATCCCTTCTTCAACCGCTGGCCAGAAGTGAGCCCTGGCCGGGAGACCGCCGGGTTCATATCCGAATTCAAGCGCCCGGCTCTGGGGATGGTTCGATCCCATCTGCACCTCGTCCCACGATTTACGGTCGGTGGCGAAGCTTGTAGCATAATCCCCTTCGGCGATCAGAATCAGATCTGACTGGTTCTTCGCCGCCTTCTGTTTTACGGTCGATTCTGCAAGCGATGGCCAGTTCCCTTTCTGGTCTCGGATGTATTTCACCACGTTCCCCCTGAGAAGCTCCGCGCCCCGCTCAAGCGCGTCACCCATGTGCTCCCGCATGGCCGACTCGATGTTTTTCAGGTTCAGGAACTTGTCCCAGTCTCCTGTCAGTTCGCAGCCCATCATTGGTCCTCTTTGAGGTATATCTTCACAAAAATATCCGGGGCGTTGAAACGAACGATCCGGTGCCAGCGGCCGCCGGTAATTGATCCACCTGACAGAACGCCGCCGATTACGATCATGTCGCGTTCATCAATCGCATCAGGGTCGATCGGGAGCTTCGAGATCAGGACGTCGATCTCGATATCGAAATCGAAATCGGCCCCGGCTGCGCCGTCTTTTGTCTCGCGCCGGTGATTTGTTCCGCAATGTTCGACCAAACTGTAATCATATGAATTCGACCTGACCGAATTCAGCGGGCCGTCCGGCGAATGACCGGTGAATCTGCAAAATATAAACGACCCTGTCTCGTTCAAATCGACCTGCCTTCGTATCTTGTTTTCAATAAATGATTTTCTTCTCATACCAGATACTCCAGGACCATGCTTTCAGCCCGTGTGACATGGTCTGAAATCAAACCTGTGCAGTCTTCAGCGGTAAACGCCTGGAGCGTGATCCTCATGCCGGAGGGGAACTGGATGTCCCGCTCCTGTCCGGCGCATTTATCACGCCAGAGCTGGTTGATCATCTGGATGTGAATGAGCTCGATCTCGGCCGCTTTGATTGCTTCGGCCCGTTCCGGATCGCCGGGGGTTTCCAGGGCGGCGTCATCGATCGCCGCCCTGCCGACCCACCGCGTCAGCCGTCTGAACGCGTTGTCGCATTCGCGCTGTAAAAAACTGTCGAATACGGCGCTGTCCAGGCCGAAGACGTCGGCCGACCAGTATTCCTTCACTGTTCCCGGCGCGTTCAACATCACTTCACCCTGATGTCAACGCCGTCCTTCCCGACGCTGAACTTTTTGATCTCACGATCTCCGCACGCGCCGGTCACTTTCTCGTCCATAAGCAGGGCCTGTGATATATCCTCATCGGCCATGCCCTCTGAAATGGCGACCTCAGACACCATCTCTCCGTTCACATACACGGGAAGCTTCTTCAGTCCGCCTTTTTCAAGACCGACGGGGATCAGCTCTCCCGTGGATATCTTCTGGGAAACAAAGGGCGTCATTTCCAGGGTGAACACATGGTCCACCACTGGGAAACCGCTCTTGTCCCGTGGAGGCAGGATGTCCTGCCTCCCGTCAATGTCGCAAAAACCGCCGCCCCTGCGGGCGATTCCGGGATGTAATTTTACCTCAACCATACGCCCCCCTTAGCTCCAGGTCACGTTGAGCATCTTCGACGCTCCGATAAAAAGCTTGCTCCATCCGCACACCTCGCTCACGACCGCGTCGTGAAGCTGCTTCTGGATGACCTTGTCGACCTCGACCAGGCTCCCGCCCTGTTCGTACACTTCTTCAAGCGCCGCGCCTTTGTCCAGGGCGATGATCTTGTTCGCCGGTACCCCGTCGCACACTTTGGGCGGTGCCGACATAGTGGGGCCGGTTTTCGATTTGTACTCGTCAAGGTTTTCATACGCCTCGGCCATAAGCGACGGTGCGATCATGCCGGTCGGCTGGAAGTCCCTGAACGCGTATTTAAGCTTGATAATGTCGCGGTAGGCCAGCGTGCCTGACGTGTTCGAGTTGATCGAACCGATGGGGTTTGTGTTTCCATCACCGTTGATAAGCACGTCGACCGCCCCGTTGATCTTCTCCCTGGTGATGTTTCTGCCGATGACCTTCATGGTCACGTTAAAAACATTCAGCGGCATACGGCGGTCGGCCTCGTATGACACCTGGATTTTATATCCGATTTTGCGGAGTTTGATCTCCTTGTTTTTAAACTTGATGAGGACGACGGGGAATTCCATTCCCTCGGCCACTCGTTTTGCCTTGCCGGTCGAGGTGTCGAGGTCCACCTCGGCCCCCGGATATGATATGCCCTGAATCCCCGTGCTGGTCGCCTTTATGTCTGCCAGGCCAGCGAAAAGCGGCAGGTCTTCCATCATCCCGATCCGAACGACCGTGTTGATATATTCGGGGAAAAGGACCTTGTTGTCCTCGGTGCGGTAAAAATCGTCGACCAGTGAAACGTTCGCACCCGAAAGGCGCAGGTCTCGAGCTGCGAGCTGCTGCAGGACGACATTCTCAAGACCCTGTTTCGCGGCCTCATCGGAGAATTTCCCCTCTTTCTTCGCTTTTTCTAAAAGGACCTGGGTAAACGACAGGCCCCGCGATTTGGCCTCGTCATACATCTCCCGTCCCAGCGCTATTCTTTGAATCTGCATTATGCTCCTCCTTATCCTCTCAGTTTCAATACCAGCGTGCCGGTCGAGGTGTCGACTTCAACCACGCGATATAACAGGCCGGTCCCGGAAGTCGCCGGTGTCTTGACCCCTCCGGTCCCGTTCGCGACGAGCTCGACCTCCTGGCCAACCGACGGTGCGGCGCCGCTGTAGGGGACCCTCTGATACCCGGCCTCTTCCACGCCGCCGATCTGGTTGCCCGGCTCGATGGTTTTTATCACGCCGAAAAACTTGTTCTCGGCCGCGCACAGCGACACGGTCTTTGCGGCGCTGAGCTTGACCACTTTCCCTTCGTCAGTTCCGCGCGTGATGCCCGAAAGAAGGAAAGTCGCCGAATCCTTTATGCCTTCGAATGATACTTCAAACGCCATGATCGTCCTCCTTAGATTTTGTAGTTATCGACATTCAGGCCGCCGCTCTCGTCATGGGCCGCGCCTGAATCCATTTTCGCGCTTGCGCGGGTAAGCTTTACCCCGCATTGCGGGCATGACAGCGGATATTTCTCCTCAGCCTTGATGCGGTAGTCGTCCCCGAGCTGCACAGCCGTCTCGATGTCCGCGTTCTGGATCATTTTACCCAGGGCGCTCTCGCCGAACTTCTCGTCGTCGGTCTTGCCCTCGGCGAGTTTCGCCAGGGACAGCGCTTCGGCGCGCACGTCGTCGAGATATTTTTTTCCGAGTTTGGCCTGCGCCGACATTGCCGCCAGAGTGTTCCGGTAATCGTCCGGTTTTACGTCAGCGCCCAGCGTTTCAGTCAGGATACCCGAGAGAGATTCGTTTTTCTGTCTCAACTCCTGGAAAGCCCTTGCAAGGTCTCCCATGAGCATAACGCTCCCGGCGTCATCAAGTTCAACTTCCTGAGCACCGGCATTAAATCCGTATGACGCGAGGTTGAGCATAAACATGGTTGCGATTGTTCGTGTCAGTTTCACGGTTTTACCTCCGTTGATATCTTTCTCTATGCCGGGTTCGCGGCCCTGGCCGCCTTTCCCTTCGGCAGTCAATCGTCTGGCGTACCCGTCGGCCCCGTGCCATACCAGGGATATCTCGCCATACGAAATGATTTTCGTTACAATCAGCCGGACAATCTGGCCGTTTATATCCTCTCCCATCCTGAACCAGAAGTCGGGCATTTCATGGGACTTTTTATACTCGAAGTAAATCGTGGTCGAAACCGAATGGATCGCGCCTTCCCTGATGCCGTCGATTGTCTTCTCGTTCCACTTCTTGTTGATCTTCAGGGTGCAATTGACTCCCGGAGGGACTGCTTCCGATTCGTCCCACCATGTCTTTGCGACGACCCCGACCCATTCATCTACATCCAGTTCATGGTTTTTATAGATGGTCTGCCCCTTCAGGAGCTTGTATGATTTTTTCAGAACGTCCTTGTTCGTCAGGTCGATTGAATAATCGGTGATAACGATTGCCGACAGCGCCCTGAAATCGGCGTAAAAGTGATTTTCATCCTCGTTCATCGAAACGGCCCCTTCCGCGCCGGGGGCCGAAGCGCCCTCGAAGCTGCCTTTCAATTTGAATGACGCCATGCACCGTCTGTCATCGACGGTGAGTCCCTGTGCTTTGAGTTGCGCGAACAACTGTTTCAACCGTTCAGTCATTATAATCACCTCGCGTTTTATCCCCCTGTCAGGATGTCCGGGGTCTGGCCGTTATCCAGGCATAAAAAAAGCCGGTATCCCTGAAAACCGCCCCACCGGAGGTCGAATTTCAGGAATATCGGCTGTGTCATGCTTGCCCGACTCCGTGGCCCTTGCTGAGGGGGCCGTCAGGCTTTATAAAACGTGTTTAAAACTGTTTAAAAACTCCTTTGGCTACCGTTGTGTCATTCCGGGGGTCGGCCCCGGAAAAATGGCCTTTTATCGCGTCAATAATATAGCTCCTTCGCCAGAGTACGGACGTGGTCCGGAATCTTTTCAAGGGGAAACTTCCCTTCAGCGATCTTGTCCGGGTTCCAGGCCCAGAACGATTTCATTTCATCATCATAATGGTCTTCATCATGAATATATTTTCCTAATTCTCCAGCTCGTTTGATTATTTCTTCATCGATCTTTTTAATCTCATCGATTAGAGTAAAACCCGCATCGTTAAAGTCATGTCGGGCATCGGCAATTTGCTGGGTTTCGGAATCAAATTGCTTGCCGACATAGAGTAAACGATCTTTGAAAAGATCAATGTAATCATATGGGCTGTTGCCGTAAGTGCTCATTTTATTTCAACCATCGACTCCGTTGGTATAAAACGTCGATACTTATGAAAAGTCAATCGTGTTCCTCTGTTTGAAATATGTAAATACGCCGCTGAATCATTTCGATAAAAAATCCACTCGGGTGTTTCACCAAAGGTATATACTTTATCATAATTAGACAATATATTTTTTAGAGCCTTATCAAAACCGCCTTCATTTTTGATGAAGAATCGGTCATGCTTTTTTTTATGATAATTATAACTTGACTGTGTCGTTCCGTCAGGCCATTCCTTAACAGTCTCATCCCACCAGCTCGTTCTGATCTGGGAATCCATTTTACCGAGCAACTCGTCCCTGGTCAGGTTTTTCAATTGCTGTCCCCGTTTCTTGGCCTGCTCATTTTTATTGTTGAATGACAGCGTCCCTGAAAAGTTTCCCCCTCTCGATTTCTTCACCGTTACTTTTTTCGAAATGATCGTCGTGGTCCTGCACCGCCCGTGATATGGCGGTAACTTGCATTTGATTTTTCCCATGATATCGCCAGTCGACATCCCCGCGTAATCCCTGGCTTCCGCCTCGGTCGGCCAGGCGAATTTTTCGGTCAGTTCGTCCATCGGCGTTTCAAGCGTCTCACGCACGTAATCGGCCAGCATCTTGACCTCGATCCGCCGCCCGTTCATGGTGCGGCATATCAGGGAAGTCTTTTTGTCAAGGACCGCGACAACCTCGATCTCGGCGATCCCCAGTCGTTCATATTTGAAGGTCCTGCCGTAATTCCTCGACTTGTTCACCGCGTTGCGGATGCACAGGTCATAGTAGTCTTTCACATACGGGTGCTCAAACGCGTCGCCGAGCTTCTCCTTCATTCGCGCTTTCACTTCCGGGGTATAGGCGCTGATGCCCTTCAGCTCGTCTTCGACGACCGTGCGCATATCATCCGAATAATGCTCGAACTGCTTGCCGAAGAAATGCTGATCGTGCCGTTTGAAAAAATCAAGGGCCGCCCTGTCGGTCACCTTCCACTTGTCGTCGTCCCACTTCTGGCCGAGACCCATCTCATATGATTTCTTCGTCCATGTCGCGATCGTTTCTTTCGCCGCTGCCGGCAGCTTGGCTCCCATCGTCTCTTCCATGGCCGCCATGATCGCTGCAGCGACATCGTCGCTGGAAAAATGCGCCTCGATACCGGCGAGAAACTCGCCGTATTTCACTTTATAGATTTCAAAGAACTCCGCCGCGTAGGCGTCTTCTATCTCAACGACACGGGAATAGTCGGCGTCATCGCTTTTTTTTTTCGCCAGGGACACAAACGGCCTGGTGAATTCATACCTTCCCCGTTCCCGGTTATAGTCGAAACGAAGGCGGTTAAAACCGCCGCTTCCGGCCGGTGATCCATCCTGGTTGTAAGCCCCGTCATACCCGAGCTCCATAGCGGCCTGGTCGGGGGAGATGATCCCCTCACGCTTTCGCTCGAGCACCAGTTCCTGGTCTATTTTTTTCGCCTCTGCATCGTCTTTTTTACTGAGCGACGGCGGAGTCTTCGACTGCATCGAACAGGTGACCGGAATTCGCCGAAGCGCCAGGTGTCGGTTGTACACAAATTCATTGCCGCGCTTGATGATGCGCCAGATGTTCTGAATCTGGTTCACCAGTGTCATGTACACCATCTCGGCGTAGGTCTCGGTCGTCGAGTATGTGTATCCGAGGATCGCCGGGTCGATGTCGAGGCCCGATGTGATGCCCTGGTGGGTCGACTGCATGATTTCCTTCATCTGGCCGATATTTTTTGACACGTTGCTGTGTTTTATCTCCGTGTCTTTCGCGGTGCCGATTACCCCGTATTTCATTTTATCGGTGAACGCCGCAATCCGTTTTTGCATCTGCGATTCGGCCCGCTGTCTGAACTCATTTTCAGATTCGCTCATGCCTCTCTTCAGGTCAAATACCATGTGCACCAGCCCGAGGATTCCCCACCGATCGGTGAACTCGTCGATGCTGAGCCACTGTTTCTCCTGGCGGATGATGTCCCGCAGCGCAGCCACAAACGGCAATATCGCGTATGGGCTCTCATCATCGGCGTACAGCGGTATATACGAGAATGTTTCCTCATTCAGGGGGATTTCCTCAACGCCGAAAAGCTGGAACGGTTTGTACGCTCGTTCATCCCGGTTCCATTTGAACCTGATGGTGTTGTTCTTTACGAGGTATACCTCGGATATCTCGTTCAACCCCGGAGACGGGGCCGCCTCCATGCACAGCGCGCCTTTGACGATGATCTGCCTGAACTGCTGGTTGATGAAACCGTCGGCCCCGGCGTTGTTCGGAAACCGCAACCGGGCGAATTCAGAAAGCTCGTCCGCCGCCGACTCGCATGCCCTCTCGGACCCTGAAAACTCCAGGGAATGCCCCACGTTGCCCAGGTGCACGATCTTCTTGACGGTCTGACTCACGTCGCGGTTGTACACCGACAGCCACGAAAGGATGTCCATAAAGCGAAAATACTCGCTCGAAAAAAACACCATCGTGTTCTGAAGGGTTCCCAGTTCGTCGGCCAGCGACCCGCGACGCGCAGGGACGTAACCGTCTCCCAGTGCAACCATCGTTCGCCCGAACATTCCCCGAATATTATTGATCAGTCCCATATTCACACCACGACTGGATCGACGTCTGGACAGAAATGTCCGCGGCCGGTCCTGAACGCGATGAACGCCGAGTTCAACGCCATACCGAAATGGTTGGCCACGTTCTTTTTATAAATGCTTTTCTCGTATCCGCTTTTATCCATGATCTTCTCTTTTTCAAGATTTTTGAGTTGAAAGACGAACCGTTCATACAGCTCAAGCTCGTGTGGTTTCATTTTTTTAGGGTCGGGCAATACGAAAAACCCCTCCCTGGCCATGTCGACCATCTCATCGATCGACTCGGTGCGGTCATGCATGACCACGGCGACCTCGTATTCTCCCTCACCCTCGGTCTTCTCCCGCAGGGCCTCGCCCTTGAAATACTGGATCGCTCCCCATCCGCGGTACCTGAGTGCGAGCCGTTTTGCCAGGTTCTTGTACGGCATGGCGTCGATGACAAAATAGCTTTTATACGTCTCGATGAGATCGCAAAACCCCTTTTCGTCGTCGGCCAGCACTTCGGCCAGGTGGATCACCCGCAGCCGGTACCCGGTCCAGCCCAGAACCACCACATGGCATATGTCCCCGACGTCGATTCCCATGAATGAACTCATGGCGCTTTTTTCAAACCCCCGGTCGCCCTGCATCGATTCGATGAGCGATTCGGTGATAGGGCACAGCTCGGAGTCACGATAAGGAACGCCGACAATTGAAATCCAGAAATTCTTTTTTTCGGATGTCAGCACCGCGCCGGTGAACTTGTCATAGATGAATTTCCCGTCGACCGTCGAGCTGAACAACTGTGATTCCTGCCATCCCCGGTGGTCTTTGCTGCGTTCCGGATGTTTCGGCACCCATTCGATGCGTTTCAGGCTGAGCGTCTTCATATTGAGGTCACGCTTGCACCTGGTGCACCCGATCCATGCTTTAAACCGGTCGCCTTTACCCGAGGAAAAAAGGTTCTTTGGAAAACTCTCAACCACATTGTTCCAGCGGCCGCAGGCCGGGCACTTGATCATGAGATACCGCTGGTCCGATTTCTTGAAGCTTTTATTGATCCCGAAATCGGGCCGGGACGGCTGCGACAGTTCGATGATGTACTTGAAAATCGAATGCAGCAGACGGTCCTCGGCGAAGATCATGTTCTCCTGGTCGGCCTCGTCCAGCTCGTCCTTGATGATGATGTCGGCATCGATTGATTTGACCTTTCGCTTGCTCCATACTCCCCTGAAATATAAAGACGACAGCCCGATTTGTTTTAACCCGAGGTTATCGGCCTTGTCGTATTGCATCTTCGCCGACAGGTATTCAGAATTATCGATGATCGGGTTCGCCCGGTCCTGGGAAAAATCCTTAACATCGTCGTCGGTAGGGAAATAATACGACGCCTTCATCGCCATGCGATCAAGGAGCCAGAGCACCCTGAGCAGGCAGTACGTGGAGATCCCGCGCTGGGCCGCCTTCTGGTGCGTCTCGCGCGGTGCCATGGGAAGGGTGTACATCTCATACAGATCGGGGTGCCCGTCGAGTGAGAAGGCGGCGAGCTCGCCGCCGATGACAAGCCTGATATACCGTTCGCACCAGGCGAGAAAATCGAGTCGCTCAAAGCGTTTTGCCCCTTCGCGCGATGCGATGTCGAAGATGTTAATCCCGGTCACGCTTCTTCTCCCGCTGCAGCTGGTTCGCCTTGGCCTGGAATATATGATCGATCTCCTGCCAGTACTGCGACAAAACATCGCGCACCGTCGGTATTTCGTTCATGGCCTCGATGAACAACGTCACCTGTTCCTCGATGGTGATACGCTGTCGCTTGTCCTTGATGCGGTCCTGGTATTTCGCGACCGCGAGAAACGCATACACCGCCGCGTCCTTGGTCTTGAAATCGAGGCGGCCCTTAATGTCATTCAGGAGGGTCTCCTTGAGATTTTCAGTCTCCTGAATGATGTCCAGGTGCTGCCGCACCACGGCCCCGGCCTGGTGTTTCTCGACGACTGCAAGGTATTCGGCCTTACGGTCGTCCCAGGTGCGGCCTTTCTGGTCCGCTTCTTTCGCCCAGGTATCGATTGTGCTGTGAGATATGTTCTCACAGTCCGGCCTGTTTCGCAGAATTTCCGCGATCTTCCGCGAGGGGATTCCCTGGCAGTAATACAGAAAAGCTTCGTTTTTTACGATATCACTGTACGCCATCTGGTGTTTTCAAAGATCGTTCATTTTTATAATGGTTCAGTCCCGACTCGCCGATGACGCCGATGATGAACAATGCCAGTGCCTCATTAAACGAGAAAGGGACTGCCATGCAGTACACGATGTATGTCAGCGCCACGATTCTCGACAGGGAGAAGAAGAAAGCGCGCTTCCCCGGTTTCCCGTTGCCGTCGCAGTACAGGAATTTCAATCCTGAAAGGTGAAAACCCATGCGCGGAAAATATCTTTTCGGCTGCTCGTTATATGCGGGCAGTGATTTTGCCGATTCGCGGACCCGGTCTGCGGTGAGCTGTTCTTTTTTTAAAACCTTGCGTGTCATGATTCCACCTCGAACGAATTATTATTCCACTCCTCATCGAAGCCCTTTTTGAACTCGCTCAGCCATTTCCCAAGCATGGATTGGCCGATTCCTGACAGTAGGTATGATGACGCTTCCTTGATCGCTGCTGCGATTTTTTTACCTGCCTCAAAAGGAAAACTTTCGGTTTCATAGAAATATATAAATAATGTGTGTATAACATTGATAAGCTTCTTATTAGGTTTATCCTTCTTTGTGAACACAGGCTCATTCCCCGGTCTCCTGGTTCTTCCGTCTCATCTCCGAAATGATCCCTTTGAGTTCTGAAATGCTTTCCGACAGCGTCATAATGATATCGTTGAACTTTCCCAGGCTTGCTCCGAGGCCGTCCGACTGTTTTCGTATATCCATGTTCAGCTTGACGATGCTCGATTCATTAAAGCGCGATCGCATGTCGATACGCACCAGCCAGACTATGAATCCGACACAGGCGATGATTACCGATACGGCCTTGGCCAGATCATCCCATGCGATATACACTGCACCCCATCTGTATCCCTGCGCTCCCTCCAGGGGCTTGCGCCCGGCCCCTGGAGGCTGAAGAATACTATTTTTAAGAGTTCGAGGGGCGGCCAGCAACCGCCCTCTGGGAGGCGATGCCGCGTTATGCGTCAAAGCCCTCACAGCCGATGGGTGGAATGTAGCAGAAAAAAATAAATCGGTCAATGCCCGTTTGGCCGCATTGTCCGGCTTGTCCAGATTGTCCGATTTGTCCGGGAAAAAAGAAAAAAAATTATGAGTTTAAAAAAGCGAGAGCTGAAGCTGATCCGAAAAACGATCGCGGTTTTTTTTCTTGAAGTTCGCAAGCTCGCTTTCGCTGATGCGGTAATGTCCGCTTGGCAGAATTTCGGCGGCGATGAAGCCGAGACGACAGTATCTACGGATCGTGCGCGGGTGCAGTCCGGTCAGCACTTCGGCTTCTGAGGGTTTGTACATCGGCTCGTGATCCAGCATGGAAACTAAAATACGGTATGAAAGTGTGATCGTCAAGCGGAAAACAAAGCGGCCTCCTTTGGTCGTGGAGGAGGCCGCTTCATTAACTTACAGTGCTATCCAGATTCGGAATGCTTTTTTGCCGTAATCCTTTGCCCAAATTCGAACTCCATTGCGCAAAGTGATGTACTTCGTGAATCGGTAAAAACCTCTTCTCTTGGCCATTGGCTTCCACCTCCTATGGTCTCCGAGAAGCTCAGTTTTTTATCAACTCGAAAGGGTAATCTCCTTGACTTTTCAGCCATCCCAGACGATATTGTAAACACACAAAACAAAAGCTTCTGCGACCTACCTTTTGGGGTAGCAGAGTATTATCGCAATTTATGAAAAAAGCTCTGGTCCACGAAACCAGGGTTTTTTTTCGCACTTGTTATTGAATAAAATATTTTATGCCTCACCTTTGCTGCTGCTAACGAGACCCCGTATGTTCGAGTGATCTCATAAATTACAGTATCATATGATGCTCCTTTTTTATTCAGCGCATCGACGAAGGGAATAAAGGTTGAGGCTGGCATCATCAAGACCCCCGCACCATGTTCGGCTTGCCATTCAGGATCGCGGAAAACCTGCATTTTAAAGCCAGATCGCGCTACGGCAGAAACCCATTGCTCCTCTCCCCAGGCAAGATATTGTGGTACATGCATGATCACATGCGAAATCTCATGGCATCCAGTAAAGAGGTGCCTTGGTTCACAGAATGCAATTCCATCCTGTACTTGTGTTGTTATTTCAATTTCGTTATCGAAAGGATGGGTGAGTGCTTCAATATTTGGACCAATAAATTCGCTAATAATTTTTTTGAATTTATGGGTTTTATAAATATGCAAATCGAGAATCGCCTCCACATCAAGGCACCCCGGTCTTTGAAGATGACCGGGGTCCACCTGATACAGATAATTTTGCATGGAACACTCAATATCGTTCCTGCTCATTGGGTCAACCGGCAATTGGCCAAGGCTGCTCATCAATCACCTCCCTCAAGTATTTCGAGAATGTCCTTTACCCTCTTTTGATTCAGATTTTTACTGTTCATAATTTTCCGTGCAAGAGCCATTTTAGCATCAAATTCATTTCCCTTCTGTGATGATTTTAATGCCGCTTTTGATGCAATCGCGATACCAACAATATCGGCATACTTTTTACCGAGAAATTCTGCGATCCGTTCCAAAGATTTTCCTTTCTCTGGAATCTTTTTTCCAGACTCCAATTCGGAAACAAACATTACTGAAGTTCCGATGATATTGGCGACTTCCCTCTGTTTTAACCCTCTGTCGACCCTGGCTTTGTGAATCATATCACCCAGCGTCACCATAGTAACCTCCTGACTGTGGTTTACGTCATTAACATAATAAGCTATTTCGGCTTAATTGTCAAGCCCAAAACACGTTATGTCGCAAAAAAATAAGCAAAAATAGCTTATTAAAAAATATACAAATTTCAGAATATTCCTTTACAATATCATTGCTTCCCCTATAGAGTTTTATAAATAATCAAAGGAGGTCTCTATATGCCAGACGATAAAACTATAAGACATCCCCATGACGGAAAACGAATCGATATCAATGATCCTTCAGAAATTCGTAACTGGTGCAGAATCTTTGGAGTATCCGAAGCGAAACTCAGAGCCGCAGTCAAGGCAGTTGGGACATCTTCAACTGAAGTCAGAAAATATCTGAATCAATAACACCTTATCAATTGGGAACAATATGAATTATTTATATGCAGCAGAAAAATTCTCTCAGGCACGCCGATGTCTTATGCTGCCACATACACAAGGCGAACATACTTCAATTATGATGGCATTGCATGAATGCTCATTGGGTCTGAGAAATTTAAATAATGATGATATTGATGATAATGCTCACTATTGGATTGAGACACTGAAAGGTATTATGGACGTGAACGGTGTTGATGATCCTACTGGCGAAGGGAAATGGTCGGTTAAAGCACGAGGAATGACGAGCGATGAGAAATCTGAACTATCGACTGTTGTTGACAACCTCGCTAACTGGTTTGATCACGAAAGCTCGTGACTTCAACACTACATGATATTCAGGTGTTCATTAAAAAAGGCAGCTACTCGACCTTTTTCTCATCGATCTCCAATCTTATCCCACAATAATTCGATAGGTTCCATATGGTCGTTGAAATATTAAATGCACTTCGGAGTAACATAAAAAATAGAATTCGTAATCCTTTCTTGGGGACCCTTACGCTTGTATTTATTATTAAAAACTGGGAGTTGTTTTATTCGTTATTTACACTTGATAAAAAATTTGATTTAACAATTCGATTGCTAACACTGGCCCCATTGATAAAAGCGGCATTTAACATATGTTCATTACTATATGTCATTGTCTGCTCACTTATTGCTTTTATTTTTTTATATTTCATGATTATCATATCCCAGTTCTTTTTATTGTTCATCAACAGAAAAGTCTATCCTCAAATAGAACAAATAACTGATAGAAATTCGATCGTTACTCGTGAAAGATTTGATCAAATCAAGAATGAAAATCTTATTTTACATAAAAAAAATGAAGAATTGCATGATGATATAAAAAAAATGAGTACCATGCGGGATGAATTGCAAAATAAAATTATCGAATTAACTCTAAAAAAACGAAAAAAGGAAGAAGATAAAAATGATGCAGAACAACCACATAGTATTAACATTCCCAATAGTAAGTTATTTGAAAAATTTATAACAAGTTTAAAAAATGATAATTTATATGATAAATTTGGGATCATAATAACTGGAATACGTAGTAATGAACGTTTCCTCACATCAGATAGTATTATAGAAAAATTATTAGAATATGGATTTATCGAGATAGATCTACCAAATAGTCCACGTGGATCAAATGTAAAAGCTTATAACTTTACTAAAACTGGTGATGATTTAATACAATTTTATTTAATCTCCAAATAAACAAGGCAGCTCCACGGCTGCCTTCTTACTCGTCTCTCTCTGTCACGAAGAAAAATCAATCAGAAACTTTTTCCATATCAAGAGAAATCCCTGAGCCCTCTTTGACTATTGAAATGTGTCGATCATCCTTAATCGTGACAAATATTGTACTGTCGCCTGATTTGATAATTGCACCCTTATCGGTATTTTTCACATACTCGAGCTTTTTATTCTCAACATTTCCAAAAAATTTTGCGGTGGTCGTTCCTTTATTGAAGTCATATTCGACATCCATCAGGTCATTGTGCCATTTCCCGTTAAGCAGGTTTTTGTGATCTCCCTGGGAGCATGATGCCGAAAACAAAAATGCCATAGCCATAATAATCATAAAAAATCGTTTCATACAAGCCTCCTCTGTAATTGATGAAGATAAAGTACTGATGCTCTTAACGCTCGTCAATTACTTTTGGTAAATTAATTGACAACCAACGCATAATATGCCTAAAAGAAATAAATCAGGAGATAACTTATGTTTTTCACAAATCGTAAACTGAAAATGATACAGAGGCGCATCGGGAACTTCTCGTCAATGGCTGAGGCGATAGACGCGATGATGTATGTTGAAAAATTGATACAAAAACGAAAAAAGAAAATTAAAAGCCCTGAGCGACAAATATTCAGCGAGGAGCTTATCAAATGGGTAATACTGATCGATATAGAGCTTAAAGCAAAGGCCGAGCAAGCGGAGAAAAATCACAAACCGGGAAAAGAGAACACATAATGATTGCCGATTCATGGCTGAAAGGATAGCCCCCGAGAAGCCTCCCATCAGAAAAAAATAAAACAGCAACTTCCAATTGTGCCTCATCTGCTGATTGACGTAATAACGCTGGCCTTATAATATTAAAAGCTTCATGGAGCAACTTGTCATTAAAACTGTCTTTGGTAAATCTCCACCCTGCGAGAACCCCATGTTTCTGTGAAAAGATGATTAACTGAAAAGGTGTCGATGATGAAATTTTTTCAAAAGGTAAATAATATTTAATCGAGAACCGGTCGTCCATCTCCGAAGATGTGCCTTTATCTATAAAGTCGATAAACATCTCCGCTATCTCTTGGGTTGTTTTATTCCATATCTCAGACATACATACCTTCAATAATTGCAAATCCCTTTCACGTCACACGAAATCGCTCTATTAAGCCGATAACGATAATAGATAGTATTTCCCATTTCACCTTACCCAGCTTCCCCCTTTTGTTTCATGTCGGTGGTTTTCGCCAAGTCTTCGCTGATGGTTCTTTTAAACCTCAGTCTCGAATCGGCATAGAGCTGAAGGTCTCGCAGTATTTCATCATCGATGTAGTCGTCGGCGATGGCAGCCACCATCCACTTCTGTTTTGAGGAGAGGCTTTTAAACCATTTAGTCCTGGATATTTTCTCGACAGTATCAACCTGGGGATATTCTTCAACCGATCCGTTTATAACCTCGTAGGGTGCTTCATTGTCATTAACCATTTGAACAGTAGGTGCTGCTGGCGGAGAGGCAGGCTTTTGGGTAGGAAGAAACATCTCTCCTTCACCTCTTTCAAGCCAATCTGGATTTACATTAAATTTGATTCTTAATAATTCAATTACAGGCCCGGATATCTTTTTAACACGACCATGAAGAATATCTGAAACAGCAGCAGGTGTGAGAGCCAATTCCTCAGCAATCTCCTTATTCCGAAGATTAAGAAATTTCATTATTTTATTAAATCTTTCATTCATACGATATTCGTATTAAATATACGATAAACGTAATTTTTATTTGACAAATACGATTATCGTAATATATTGGCTAATAGATGAAAGCCTTATGCTTTAGGCTGAATTTAAACGCAAATTTGCGGATCATTTAAGCCTAAACATGACAAGCTTCAAGTACCACAATGGAGGCAAAATGACAAGAACAAATTTAAAAGTCATCATGCAAATTAAAGGTTTCAACTTAACTGCATTGGCAAGCAAAATGAGTGTTTCTACAACATCGGTATTCGATACAATTGCAGGCCGCATGTCTTCCAAGCGCATCGAATCAGCCCTCGAAGAAGCATTCGATCTCCCCATCGACACCATCAGAAAAGCCTGGAACACCCAGGGCCGCCCGGTCATGACTCCCGAAATCAAAGCGGCCCTGGCCAGTTTTACGAAAAGCGCGTGATGGGGAGGTGCGGGGATGACAGCCGAGAAAATTTTCCCGAACTATCGCAAGATATATTACTACTCACGCGGGAACAGTTACATCAGCTTCCGGGTTACAGCGCCTGGATCAAAAAGCCCCCTTCAGTTTATGCACTTCGATACGGCCGAACAGGCCGAGCTGTATTTCATGGAAAACTATCTTTAAACTCACAGCCGGAGGAACACATGAAACAAATCAGTTTTAACACAACCAGAGAAGAGGCCGAGATCATCCATGCCATTACAATGAGGGTATTAAAGTCGGGTAATCTAAAACACTTTGATCCGCTGAATCTCATGATGGACATAACGGCGACGCATTGTAATGGTAATAAACTCGACCTGCAGAATTTCCTTGACGCACCGGACTTTGATTTCTTCCACGATATTTTCGGTATAATCAAGAACCTCAACCGTACCACCGGTAAATTGGAGAACTTTTTTACTCCCCGATATTCATCAAAACTTCAGGCCAGTGCATGAGGTGAACCATGATACATGAAGATCACCTCAAAAAAACATTCAGGGAATTTTTCAGTCAGCCGCGTCAGGCTGGATTAAAAACACGAGCGACCCGGTATGCCATCAGGGACATTCAGATGGTGAAAACCATTGTTGATAAAAGGGAAATCTACGTGATGGAGGGAGAACATGGGACAGCTGCTTAGGCATCCGAAACTGAAAGACGGGCTCTATGTCAAAACGATCGAGGACGGGATGATCCGCGTAGCCGATGAACGGTATGCGGTCCCCGCCGACATCATCGGCCTGGGCCGAATCTTTATCGAGATCAAGGGGCCGGAGGTCTGGCTGGCCGGGATGGATGGTCGGCGAATTATGAAACTTGACCGTGCCGGGACCGGCACCATGAGGGCGAGCTTATGAACGGGCCGGTGGTGATACTCAAGCTCATGCTCATGAGCGCCGACAGGGTGCGGCCATGGAAGGTCACGGAAATCGCGCTTGAGTGCAATATCACGATCACAAGCGCATACAGGTACCTCCAGAAACTGACTAAACACGAAATGATCACAAGAACTTCCAGCGGCTATATTATCGGATCGCTCGTTCTTGACGCGGGATCGAAATACCAGCTCGCCCTGGCGAAAGCATCAAATATACGCAATCGAGGAGAAATTTATGGCTCAAAATGAAATCATCAAACGACTTGGAGTTGAACTGCCAAAAACAGTCATTGACGACGAGACCGGTGAGAAACTTCCGGTCGATCCGCAGATCATCGAGAGGGCGATCACCATCATTTCGAGGGTCCAGAACGATATCATCAGTATCGCTGAAAACATTTCAGAATTTTTCGGCAACAAGTATTACCTGTACCTGGGTGTGACCAAGGATGAAGCTGCCGAAGCCTTTTTCGGTATGACGCCGAACTCGGTGCGCAGGTTCGAGCGGATCGCCCAGGCATACGGCAACCGCATCGGCGAGTTCGCCGGGCTGGGAATCACGCGTATGGACGCCATAGCACAGCTGCCAGACGAGACACGTGAAAAACTGCTCGGCGGTAAAACCCTGAAACTCGAAGACGGGACCGAGATCGACCTCGAAGACATCGCAGGGCTGAAAGCGGGAGAAGTTGAAAAGCAATTCAGGACGCTCAGGCTTAAATACTCAAAACTCAATACTGAATACGCTGAGAGCAAAGAGGAGCACAAGGCGGAGATCAAGGAACTGAAACGCGAAGTCGAAGAAAGAGAGAAACTGCTGAACATCCCGCCTGAAGAAAGAAAATTCCATAAACGCATCACGAAAGTACGCGAGGCGCGCACTAAAATAACCGAGGCGATCGCACAGATCAACGCGGCATTCATGGGCCTGTCGCAGATCGAGCTTGAAAACAACAACAAGGAAGTCATGCGCGACATCGAGGGCTTCATGGTTCTTACCGCCAGGGGGTTGATTGACTTGGAGGACCAGTATGGGGCGAGCCTGGGATACTACGCAGAACAGATCAAGGGGATGGCGAAATGAAGCTGCTGCAGCTTGAGGCATACACCTATTATAACGAATACTCGAAAATCAAGGGACGGCAAGCCCGTGGAGCATATATCGAGGAGACGGCTGCGGCCCTCGGGGTCGTCCCGTCGACGATCTATCGGGCTTTTCGTGACATTGAAGGCGGAAAAAAAAGAACGAACCGCTGCGATAAAGGCAAGCCCCGGTTCAAAGACATGAGCGACGATGAAGTCAAACTCGCGGCACAGCGGGTCGCAGCCATGAAAATACAGATGGCGACGAAAGAGGAAAAGACTGCCAGTACGGGCAGCGTGATTTTCGCTTTATACCAGTCAGGAGAACTGAGACATCTGATACCTGAATCGACAATGAACCGCTGGCTCAACTGGTTCGGGTATTCATACCGTCAGATCAGAAATTATCAGACATCCACCGGCACCAGGCTTTTCACCGACCGGCCGAACAAATGGTTCTTCGTCGATTCCTCGGTGTCCGAGCTGTATTACCTGAACAGCCGGGGCGCGGTGATCCGCGACACGAGCGGCATCATCACCGACAAGAACCATCGCGAGGAAATCCTCACCCGAAAAGGACTGCGAAAGCTCCTTATATTCGGCGCGGTCGACCTTTTCAGCCGGTCCTACTGGTTCAACGCATACGTGACCCCCGGTGAATCGGCCGCCGCGTGGATCACTTTTCTCATGGACCTCTTCCAGTCGAAACCGGACCCGAACAATCCATTCAGGGGAATTCCTGAAAATATCTACTCGGACCGCGGCTCAGGACTTCACAACCAGCGAGTCAAAGACCTGTTTGCGAGCCTGGGGATCACCATCTGGGACCACATGCCTGGAAACGCAAAGGCCAAGGGAATTATCGAATCAAGGATCGGCGCATACAAAAACAACATAGAGCGGGTCATGGCGTTCGAGAAGGTAGACAGCCTCGAACGGTACCGGGAAATCACCCAGGCAATGATCACCGCCGACAACATCAAGAAAGGTCATTTCGCTCGATGGATGGAAATATACAAAACCCCTGAATATCTGAGGGAATTCGATGAGTCCCTGCGGCGCAAGGTCGGCTACTCAATGACCGAGCGTAAGGTCGACGCCTACGGGTGCGTGAGCATCGAGGGAAAACAGTTTTTCGTCAGTCGGCGGCTTCATGGTGAATGGGTCTCGGTATATACGCTCTTCAATGACACCATGAAGGCCATCGACCGCATGGGGAACATCCATGAGCTGTCGTCCCCCGACCGCCAGAACACACCCATGGGGACTTACCGGGCCGAGAAAAAGACCGATTATGACCGTGACCTGGAACAGATACAAAACGAAGGAACCCGGCTGCGGGGTGTTGTCAGACCCGAACATTTCATCGATACCGCACCGGAAAATGTCCGGGTATTCAACCGTCGCGGGATAGATATAGACGTTTCCTCGCCGCTCGACGAATCGCCCATTACCAGCGTCGAAGATGCCTGGTACCGTATATATCAATCGACTCATTTTTCGCGCAAAAACATCCCCGTTGATACCGCCGATAAAATCGAATGGCTGTTTCATCGCATCATTGAAGTCGATGGCGGCATAAGCAGGGAGAAATTTTCAGAGATTCTCGAAATCGTATCAGACACAGTAAGGGAGGCACAGGCGTTATGACAGTCAAAACGAACAATTTTATCAAGTCGAAACGTTTCATTGATGAAACAATCGAACGTCGGGGGTTCGCTGCGGTACTCGGTGAAAAGGGAAGCGGAAAGACCCACATAATCCGCGAAATTATCGGGGCGAAAGAAGAAAAACAGGACAAGTATAGCGTGATCAGAATCACGCCGATGAGAGAAAACGAAAAGTGCATCACGCAGATCATGAGTGCAATGATCGAAGATGTATCCGGTGAGACGTTACGCAGGGACACCGAGGCACGCAGGCGTCAATTACGGAGGGTTCTTGGTGATGCGACGACAACGGTGATATTGGTCATTGATGAGGCCCAGGACCTGCATAAAAGTTCCTTACGCGGTTTAAAAAAGATTCACGAACTCGGCTGGGGAATGAAAGACCGATTGTTCAGCATCATTATGTTCGGCCAGCTATCCCTCAAGGATAAAATAGCCGATGACGAGCTGCGTCCCCGTATTAAGCGGCTCCAACTCGCCGAATTGACGCAGAAAGAGAAGGAAGAATTTATACCTGCGCCGCAGATCTTCAGCGAGAAAGCGCTGGCGATCTTTTTAAAACGTACCCGGAAAACTCCTCTCGGCGTTCTTGCGGCATTCGAACAGCTCGACCAGATACGTCTTGATCTCGATCGCAGAAAAATCGACGAGCAGATGGTCGCTGATTTCTTCTCGTTGGATAAGCGGGAGGCGATCATCGCACTGGATAAATCATATCGCCAGATGTCCAGGGAAATAAAATCACTTACCGGTGAGGATGTATCGCCAACGGCACTTAATCAGTTCACGAATGGAAGTTATAAAGGGAACACGGATCGAATCGATCGCCTGATGGAAACGTACCTCGAAAAAGAAAAAACGATGCGCGCAGCGCAATAAAAACCCGGAACGCATAAGCATTTCCGGGCAGGTGACATTTATAAAAAATCAAGGAGGACATACTATGTCAAGAACAAAACCAGAGCCGATCGAAACCATTGATCAGGCGAACGATCTTCTCTTCGAGCTCGCGCTGACCCAGCTCGAATTACAGAAAATAGACAATAAGGCAGCTGAGCAGATCGCCCTTGTCCAGAAAGAGGCTGAATTAAACGGGAAAGATCACCGTGATCGCATAGCGGGCCTTGAGGCGCGGCTCCTGGGCTTCGCCGAATTGAAGAAAGATGAACTGTTCCCTGAAGACGGCAAAAAAAGGAGTGTAGAGGTTACTTTCGGGACCTTCGGATACCGTCGCAGCCAGTCAATCGTCATCGAGAATGAATCAAAAACGATCGAGCTGATCGAAAGCACCAAGAAAAACCTTGCATCGAAGCTCGGTCTTTCTTCAGCGATCGAACGCACACCTAAGATCAAAAAAAACTCCCTGCGTTCATTCAATGAAGAGACCCTCGAAAAATTCGGAATCGTGCGAAAATACGAAGACACATTCTTCGTCGATACCGATACCGAGGCGGTTAATCTTCAGCTCCAGAAGGCGAAACCGGCATGATCAGCGATCAGAACAGACGGCGGATTTTCTTTTTATGCAAACGCATGGGCCTCGATGCTGAGACCAGGCACCTGATTCAGTATGGAGCGACAGGCCGCGAAAGCCTGAAAGACATGAACGATCAGGATGCCTGGCGCTTGATCCACGCGCTCAAGGCAGAATTGAGAAAGCGGGGCGCGCCGCGCCGCGGGATATGGAAAAATCATCTTCCGAAAGGCGACAATGTCGTGAACCTCATGACCGCCGAGCAGCGGGCGAAGATTAAGGCCATGTCAATGCGGATTTATGGTTCGTTCGACGAGAATTCGATGAATAAATTCTGCGGCCGCCAGTTCGCCAAGCAGTTCAACCATCTCACCGCGGATGAGGCGATCAGGTTGATCGAGATTCAGAAATCAATATTAGACCGCAAGGAGGTAAGATAATGAATATCATTCTTTCAGAATTGCGCAGAGCTTATGTACGTAGAGGCGGTTCCTGGAATAAAATAAATATCTTCGGTATACAAAACGAGGGTGACCAGGCCCTGGATTCATTCAATGATCTTATCGGGTTCGAATGTGACGGATCAGTCAGGGTTTTCCCTGGGACTACTGATCCGGGAATTGAGGCCACAGAGAAAAAATCAGGGGGGGCCGCCCATCTCTGCCTCGGATATCATCGCGACATCTGGATGATCGGGATTCATGCCAAATCAAATCAGGCCTTCGCCCATGAAGCGTTTATTCAAACCGGCAACGAAGTCGTGATCTGGCGTGATCGTGATCGGGATGGCGTCCAGGATGAAACCGATCCCGTGGAAAGGGGGTATTTCGGGATCAATTTACATCGGGCGTCAATTCATGGATCAAAAATAATTGGCGCATATTCTTATGGATGCCAAGTCCTTCAAAACCCTGCAGATTTACAGATAATTCTTTCAATCGCGAAGCAAACCGGACAGCGAACATTTTCATATATGCTATTCGATCGCGATGAATTTTACATTTCATAAAAAGGAGACGTTATGAAAAATATTATTCATGCAATCAATCGAGTCGAGGCGATGCGCAAAAACCCTCCACGGAGAATTAAGCGGCTTTCACAAAAAACACGCATAGCGATTCAAAAAATCATCCAAGCCGATCGTGAGCTCGATAAGCAGGAGAATCATGAACGAAAAGCATCATGATATCAAGGTTCCGACTGAGGTTTATTCCAGGGTCGCTGGATTTTATCGTCCGGTGAGTTCCTGGAATAAAGGCAAGCGGGAAGAATTCAGGCAGCGCAAAGAATATAAAATACCGGAGGGACTCGATGACAAGAGAAGATGCAATGAATCTTGATTGCGGGATTACGATGTCAGTCCAGGCACTCATTACGGTATTTGGCATGTATAGCGAAAATCAGCACAAGCTGAGCAATGGTGAAAGTATAGCATATACGGAAGCTGATTTTAATAAGATCATCGGGGAGTTAGGCATACATCATAATGCAGTGCTCTCAAGATGGTATCCGAAATAGAGGAGGGAATCATATGACTTTCGATGTTGTTCACACTAAAGGTTCGCTCAGCGCGGGTGCCGGGCACCAGTCCAAGCAGGAGGAGACGACTCCGACACGTATATATGATGCGATCGATAAAAAACACGCCGAGCGGCTTTTTTACAGTCTTCCTATTGTTAAAATTTTCGGTAAAAAAATTATCCGAATGATGGAGGTCCACAATGGCTGAAATCCTGGTTGCCTGTATCATGTTTATCCTGGGAATTTATGTAGGCTTTATCTATCTGGGAAGAAAAAATGAGATTGAACGCAACCGTGAAGACCTGAAAAGATCGAAGGCGGCGCAGGGAAATCCAGATTATCAGGAACGGAGGGCTGGATAA